GTCTCTCGCATCTCCTGCCGTTCTCTTATCTATGGTTGGCTGTTAACATGGATAGCTAACTAACCTCACATAGTTTAGAAAACGATACCGGTACATTGGACCGGAACCAACTTACGCTTCATGTCAAGGGCGTAAGGCCTCACAGTAGTGGCAAGACGAGAGCCCTTACCGAAGACTTCGTCCAACTCTTCAGTTGGGACGTAGCCTTGATAACGGTCCAGGTGCTCTCGATCAGCTTTTGCTCGATAGTATTCCTCCCATGTGGGTCCGAAAGAACCCACATGTAGAGATACCTCGCAAGCAACTTCTGACCGGTAGCCATCAACATACGAGCATCGCTCGGCCATATCTCGCGATATATCCGATCGAGTTCTCTGTAGATGTCTGGAAGAGAAATGGGCAAGCATTCCAGCTCGCACATCTCCCACAGGGTCATCTTGCTGTTTAGGACGAACAAAGAACGTCTTAACTGCGTATCCGCATCGGTCGCGGTCCCATCGTAGCTTAGTATCAAACAGATACGAAGCAAACGTAAGGCCACCGACCGGTTTACGGGTCCGTGGAAAAGAGGTGCGGAGTCGTCTTTCAACATCGCTGCGAATGTATTGGCTCGCATGCCATAGTCCTTTCATGTAGAATTGATTGGATAATGACACGCAAGCCGCTACAAACTTGGCGTCTTTACTGTTACCGCTGAAGTCCCAACGACGAACATACACGGGGGTTATGTCATGCCCCCGGTAGTAGTCGCCGCCGCAAGATTCTCGGAAGAAGCCTTGCGTGAAAGACTTATTATGGTTGACCCTGAGGCGACAAGCCTCAAGGTATTCCATTACAGCGGACGCTGTCTCGGTTGGTACGATAATATCATCACCGTACACAGCAACTCTAGCAGTGAGTTGCCGTATCAACCTTTTCGACAAACGCTTACCAGAAAGGTCAACCATTGCTGACAAAGCTATGGTATAGAAGACCATCGCCTCAATAGGGAAACATAAGGCACTTCCCATCGAAGCGAATTTGTTAAGGGTCCTTACGGACCCATCTGGTAACTTGGCTATCCTACTCCGGCACGCCTCTATCATATCGAGGAATGTCGGTGCCGATCCTTCAAACAGATGGCGAACGAGGTCTTGGGAGACCAAGTCACTCGCGTCTGAGAGATCGATAGTGGAAAGAGAACCACTAATGGAGCCATCACGCGCTAGATCCCGGTTGACCGTCTGATCGACGAACCGAATGGAATACATCCCGAACTGATCTGATTCGAGATAATCCATTAGAGGCTTCGCTACACTTTGCTGCATAAGCATCATGTAGCTTGGCTCGACGGAAATAGTGCGCGGCGTCTTAAGAGTCTTGGGAACCTGAACAACCCTTACGGGCTGTTCACGCTCGGGAGGGTGGATGTCGACTCCTGCGAAGGAGTCGGTGTCGTCCTCTCTATGCGATCCATGGAAGGCGAGCGGGAAATGAAGCTCCGCACGCTCAGGCCACGATCGAATGCTATGCCGTTCGTTAAAACGGAGGCATTCAGCCGTTGCTCCTGCTCCGAAGATTCCAGCCGAGCAATATAAGCGCTCTGCCAGGACATCGAGGTCAGTCCATAGCATGCCAGCAACCCTGCGAATAGTAGCAGGGAAGTTGACAGGGTTAACAAGATCTTCATCATTTTGTTCGTACCTCCGGTAAGCCGCAGCGATGCGGTCATCCGAACATGGTAGCTCGACCTTTTTGAAGAGGCGAGTGACCTGCCTGATTGCGCGTATACTTGCAATACAGGGGTCGTCCCTTAATGATGTGTCTTCATTGAACACACGCTTGAAGAACCCAGCCATTATGGCTGGGAGATTTCCGCGTTTACTGCTGGCCCGAAAGCCAGCAGGACGCGTGAAGCGCCCCGCCGCGAGACCCTGATCAAGGGCATCGCATAGGATCGGAAGAGTTATTGTTAAGTAACTCATTCCTTCGTGTTCAAAACGATGTCGAATCTCTTCGATATCGCGTTCAACAGCGACATTGATCTGCAGTCCTTCGTTGAAAAGGACCCGATCTAGGAGCATGGTAGGTATTTTCAATTATCCCTCCTGTAGTTGAGGTGGTAATGACCCTACCAAGTCGCAGAAACGAGCTAGTCACACGGCC